ATTTTCTTTAATAGCAGCTTCTTTTTTAAAGTATTCACTGATTTGATGTTCTACTTCAGCTAACTTAGCAGCTAACTGATGCTGTTTAGAATTAATTTGATGTAAATTAGATTCGATAGAAGACTTTTCAATTTCTTTTGAATGAATATCTTTCTGCAACTTATTATAATCTTCCTTTTCTCTTAAAGAAGGAGCTAATTCAGCAATTTTTTCTTTAACTACATTTAATTTATCTACAATTTCTTGAGCAGACTTTTTATCTTCTTCAATTGAAGCTTTAGTAGCTATAGCATCTTTTACAAATACATTATTCATGCAAAATATACAATTTTCATCATATTCTAAATCATTAAGTTTTTCCATCTTTTCCAACTTATGACTTACTTCTGCTTTGAGTTTTGCTACTTGCCCAACTAAAGTTTTTTCAGAATCTTTAACAGCATCTAAAACATTAATTTGTGCTTGAATTTTAGAAATATTATATTTTGCCAATTCAAATTTCAATACAGATATAGTATCTTCAACTTCAATTAATTCTTCTTTTCTGTTAGTAGAGTCTTCATTTAATGAAACAATCAACTTTTCAACTTTAAATTTTAATTCATTTAATGAATCTATATTTTCAATTGAAACATCAATAGGAACTAAATCTGAAGTCAATGATAAAATCTTATCATTTATATTGTTAATTTTTAACTCTAACTCTGCTTTATCAAATTGATAATCTTTATGTTCTCTAGAATATGTGTCAATGTCTGTATTAGCCTGTGCTAATTGAGTACCAAAGTCTTGTCTCTGATACTCTTTAACTAAAGTAGCTACTTCTTTAATATCATCGTTTGCAATTTTATATAAATCTTCAAATATATTAATATCTAAAAATTGAGCTAGCAAATCTTTACGATCTTTTTGAGCCATATCAATAAATCCAGAATTATTGTTTTGTACTGACAATGCAGTTAAAACAAAATCTTCATAGGTTCCTAGCAATTGTCTAATATGGTCGTTTGTCTCACTTCTTTCTTTACCATTTAGCGATTCTTTATTTCCTAAATCATCTACAGAATAAAAATCTACATCAACTCGAACATGATTACCTCTTCCTTTAGTTCCTTTTTTTTCAATAAAATAATTTTTACTATCCAATTCAAAGTTAAATATACATTTGAATGAATCAGATTTATTATTCATTACAGAGGCAGCTTTAGAAGTTCTACCACATTTGTCAAATATACAATATGTAATAGAATCTAACATTGTTGACTTGCCTGAAGCGTTTGGAGCAAATATTCCATACACCCCTTTCATATTTGTAAAGTCAATTACATTGTCAGTGCCATAACTAAACATATTTGAAAATTCAAATCGTTTTGGAATCCAAGATACATTTCGATTTACTTCTAAATTAGGAAGGCTTGAATTAACTGTTCTATTTACATGACGAACGCCATCTAACATTTCGTCATCTAATGCAAATTTATTTTCTAAATATTTTGAAATTAATTCATTTTGATATTCAACATCACGAACATCACCAATATTAATTTTTTGTACTCTAGATTTATTAACAGTAAAATCATTTATTTTTTGAATTGTAAATTCTTCAATATTAAATTTAGTTTTAATGTCTGCGACTATCGCTTTTAAGTCGGCAGGATCTGTATTTTGAACTTTAATTCGAAGTCGTATTGTTTTATTTTCTAAAGAAACTGGAATTGGATTGAAATTTTTATTATCAATTTCCAATGTATAGTAACAAACATTGTTTTCAATTTCCACAAATTCTGCTTGACAAGTTTTTGTATCCCATACTAACATTCCATGAATTAAAGCTTCTGCATAATTTTGTTGTATAAGACTGCCGCTATATTTTATAGCTGGTTTTATATGTTTTATTTTTTTAGTAGTTAATTTACTTTCATTAACTACTAATTCTTCACATGAATATTCTTGTAATGTTTGATTAGGTTTATGTATATCCCCTAACATACAAATCGAATATCCAGCAAATGTATCAACATCGACATTATCATTTACTAATTTAAACCCAATATCAGTTATTGCATTATTTACAGCTCCATGATGCAGTGCAATTTTAAAATCTCCTTCAAACGAACTTGCTTTTATAAAATCTTTAGGTTTATCAAAAACAGACATAACTACAAAATGTTTGTCAGCTAAATGATATATACCAGAATCTTTAAGATAATGAAGATTTGGGTGATTTAAAGCATTAACAATTGGAGTTAAAGCATCTAATCTAGATTTATTGTTTAAATTACAATCGTGATTTCCAGTAATTAAAATAGTAGGAGCTATGTCAGAAAACATTTTAAAAAATTCCTGTACAGACTGCACTAATTCAGGAGTCATGTCTGTTTTAGCATGCACAATATCTCCTCCTAAAAAAATAATATCATTTGGGCCTTTAGTGCGTTTTATTTCATCTGCAGTACGCTGAAATACTATTTGATATTCAGCATGACGTTTTAAATTTCTAATATGTATATCGCTGATATGATATATTTTATCAATGGTATCTATTCCAATATTAATTCGCTTCATTATCTAAATAATTTATACTCAATAAATTTACTAAAAGTTAACGGCTGAGTTTCCTTAATTAACTTACACATTTTTTCAAATCCTATTTCAGCAGGATCTTTTTCTTTTAAATCTACAAAATACACTTCCACTCCATTATTCATAAAATATTCTGCATGATCTAAAGCTTGCTTTTGGGCATCTTTATCTAAACAAATATATAATTGACTAACTTTATTTTCAATAATTTTTTTACGTAAATCTTCTGAAATTGTTTTTCCAAATAATGGAATTGCATTTCTTCTAACTGCAATAGCATCAAACGCGCCTTCTACTAAAACTAATGGAAGTGACCAGTTAATAAATAATTCAAATCCTACACAATTTTTAGAAACTTCAGGATTTTTATGTTTAAATGTTTCTGCGTCGTAATAAGCTCTTCCTACAAAATAATTCAACTTACCAGTTTCATCATACGAAGGAATTATAATTTTTTTAGCATATTCTCCCGATTCACAATATCCAATATTATACTTTACAATTTCTGAAAGTGTTATTTTTCGCTTTGCTCTTAAATAATGTATTGCATTTTTATATTCAATAGATTCAGAATTTTTATATAGCGGAATGTACTCTTTAGGCAGGTCTATTACTGTCATACCTTGAAAGTTACTGTCAAATTGACTGCTACTATATTTTGGCTGGATGGAAAGTATTTTATAAAGTTCAGCTATTTTATCGCGACTTACATTTAATGACTTAAACAGCGAAGTTAATTTTTTACCAGCTTTACTGCAAGTCCAACAATGCCATGGATTTTCTGATTTATTATTTGTTATAAGCTGTACTTCTAATTTTCTTTTGTTATGATGACAAAAAGGACAAAAAAATGCTATATTATTTCTATTTGTAATTTTTCCTTTACCTAGTACACTTTCTATTAATTGCGTTAATCTAGTATCTATCATGCATTAAATATAAGATAATTTTTTGAATTTTCAAAAATTATTTTACTCGTCAAGCCATTCTTGCGGAATTATTTTTTCTGCCCACTTAAATCCATGCTTTTCTGCCCACATACTGTATGTAGTCTTTGAATTTTTATTAAATTTAGCATTTGCGTTTTGAAATAAAAACCGTATATCAAGTTCTGGATGTTGGTTTTTAATTAACAAGTGTTTTTTCTTATCATTTAATAAGAGGCGGCCTTTAGTTTCCACAAATATACCATTTGGTAATTTGAAATCAGGATGATATTTATGTTTAGTTTCCGGTTTGATATATTCAATAATGTGCTGTTCATATTCACCGTCAATTCCTTGACTTTTAAGAGAAGCGTCAATATCCATTTCTAAACCACTACGAAATCCGTATTTAGCTGCTACAGCTTTTTTGCTATATGTTTTTTTTCTTGCCATTTTATTTTTTAGTTTAAATGTCAAAACGAATAATAATATTAGTATCAACATTATCTCGTTTTTGAATTGGAGTTCCTAATTTACCTACAACTAACAATTGACCTGCGTCGTTATATAATCCTACTGTCGTAATATATGGAGCAAATGAATCATTTAAAACAATGCTTTTTGGTATTTGTGAATTTACATCGTTATTTAATCTAATAGTTGGATTTGCAGTAAAATTAAACTCATCATCTTTTAATTTACATACATATTCGTGCTCGTATAAAGTTACTGTAGAATTAAATTCTAAGCTAAATTTAGAATTGTCAAAATAATTTGTAGGTGTTAATCCAGTATTTTTATCGTATATAAAATTATTAAATGTTGCAGAAGACCCTGTAGAACTATATTTAGGTCTAGGATCTGAAATTACTATTAATCCATGTTCATAAAATACATTTCCAACGACATTAGTGTTTGTAGTCATTGAAAATGAGCCAGTGTCTGCTAACTGATTAATTTCATTTTGCGTTAATCCTTTATTAAAAATAAAAAATTCATCAAATGTTCCTTTAAAAGAATTATATCCATTTCCATTTGAGTCTAATCCTAACGAACCTATAAATAAATCAGAATTGTTGTAAAAATTGCCATCAGATGGTAATGTAGCTTGATTTACTAAAGCCCCTCCAATGTACAATTGAAATATTGAGCCTGTTTTTTGTAATACTACATGATTTTCTGTGTTAGTTGTAAACGTTCCACTTACAATAGTTATTTTATTTCCATTGGAATTTTTACAATATATTTGATTAGCAGGAATTCCGCTCCCGCTAGGAAAATAAATATCAAATGGATATTGACTTGAATTATAGTTTACATCACCAGTATATACTTTTTTGTCAACCATATATTGGCCATTACCTGTAGTTCGTTTTGAAATTACTTGCTGAATTTCAGGAAAATTTGAATATTTTCCAATCCAAAATGACAATGCAAAATCATCAGTTTGTTTAAAATTAAATGAATCGTCATTTGGAATTCTAATGTAAGATGCTGTAGTAAAAAATGCATCATTACCCCAATTAAATATAGATCCTATAGATGATGTATAGTAATTATTTAAAAATGAAAAATTATTAATCCATGGATTACCTTTTGCAGTTAAATTAGGATTAATTGAATCAATTTGAAATTCAATTAAATTTCCTGGTTGCTGTGAACTTGTTAAATTAAAATTTGCTGCGTAATTAGAGCAATATGTCATTGAATCAAATCCTAAATGTAACACTTCTTTAGAAATAGAACTGCTTAAAGCAGTGTCAATTAAATTTCCCTTTCCATCGTCTATTAATGACATTGAAATTGCATTTAATGAAATATTTCTGTAATTCAATTTAACTGATCCTGGTTTAATAGATTCTCCAAATTTTCTTTGAGGTATCGAATAAACCATAGCTTCATTGAACAAAGTTCTTTTAATGGCATATGGATCAGCATAACCAAACGTTTCTGACGGTTTACCAGCTCGTTTATAATATAAATGATTTAAACTGTGCCAAATAACTGAGGCTTCTTTATTATTTGCGTTATTAATTAATAACGACCCTGAATCTAAAAAAGTTTGCCAAGTGTCAAGTGTAACTTTATTTCCTGAATATACATTTTGATTAGGTTTTAATGCGTATAGTAAATCTATTCCATCACTTTGTAAACTGCCTGTATTAGTATATTTCCATGACTTGTAAACTTTAAATGGCGTAATTGTTTGATCTTGCCCATTAATTCTTTTAAATACTCCCGGCTTTCCCATATATAGTAGATAGGCTCTTTAATATAAATATCAAAGAGCCTAAATATTGTTTAATTTTAAAATTTATCAAAAATCTAATTTTACTTTCACCAAAGCTTCATTATTAAATGATTTTTGTACTGGTTGACTTAATTTTGCAACTGCTAGCAATTCTTGACGATCATTATACATACCAATTGTCGTAATGTATACTTTTGGATCTCCAATAAATGTTGGCTGTGCAAATTCTCCCACTGATCCTGTAACGAATGAAGGATTATTTGAAAAATTATATTCGCCATTTTTAATTCTTACAAAATAATGAGTTGAAGTTACTGTTTCTTCATTTCTAGCTTGAAATGCGTTAGTTGATGCATTAAGTGACATTGCGCCTGAAATTGACGTAAATAATTTCCAAGCGTTATCGCCTGCTATATTAGATCCTGTTACTGAATTAAATGAAGCTGATGCATCAAACGCATTTCCATTGAAAATCATAATACCCATATCAGGATAAACCAATCCATAGTATTTAGGAGCAGTTGCATTATAAACACCAGCGGTAATTGAACCTGATACGATATTATATACTCTACCTGCTGAAGTCAAATTAGTTTGTTGAGTTTGGCCTGAATCATCTATTAAAGAAATTACTTTATTAGAAATTGCAACTGCAACATTAGATCCTGTAAATGAATTATTAGGATATGATCCTCCTCGCAATTCAGCTACAGACAATTGCCAATTACCTGGATCTAATTTATCTTTGATACGAGCTCTATTAAAATTAAGAGCGTAAATTTCTGTGGAATTTTCTCCATTCCCAAAAGTAAATGTAGTGTCTCCAGGCTCTAACAACAATAATTTATATTGAGAATAAATTGCTCGAGAAGGCGAATCGTTTAGTGTGCCAGCTGCTGATGAACCTGAACCATATTGATGTCCCCATGCTATTGAAAATTGAGGTTCTGCTGTTGCAGATGTATTATTAAAAATTTCATAATAATACTGTTTAGATCCGCTAGATTGCATTGAACCTGTATACATTGCTGATATTGAAGCAGCATTTCCAGAAAATAAACCTGTCGTTACGTATGTTTTTTGATTTTCAATTACATCTGTGCTTACATCAAATCTAGTAAATACTCTTCCTGAAGCAGCTATTTGCGACTGTCTTGCTTGAGCTTTAATTATTTCGCTTGCAATTTGCTGAGCCCTAATTTCAACTTCATTTTGAAATTGAAGAGAGCTATTATATGACAATGGTAATGTAGGAGATACTACTTGAACCACGCCATCGACATTAGCTTGTACGTCAAATGGGCTTGTTAATGAAGAAGCTGTTCTGTTTATTATAGCCATATTTTTATTTTATATTATTATTTGTTAATCGTTAGCATTGGTAATTGAAGTCGCTAAAGCCGTTGCTAACTGAGTTTTCTTAACTGTTAAATTAATTGTAGATCTTCCGCCAGTTTCATTTCCTATAATTGTAATAGTAGCAGATACATCAGAAACTAATTGTTGTTTAGCAACGATATTGAAACTAAATCCAACTGCTGAAATTGTTTGAGCTGCTTCTGCGTCTCCAATAAATCTAGGAACTGTCGGACTAACTCCTGCAGCTACAGGTGTTGCAACTTGAAGAGTAGCGACGTCTGAATTAGATAAAATTGCTGTATAACCTAAAGTAGCATTTCCAGATGCAAAATTCGTAGTTGTTGGAGTAATTACAAACGTCTGGCCTGGAGAAGTTAATGTGATTGAAGATTGTGGCACTGATATTACTGGAATTCTTGCTGTTTTCTTAGGAAGCGTAACGAGTTTGTATCGCATAACATTGGATTCGTCTGCAGTTGCTTCAACTAAAGGCATATTTTCTATAATTATTCCGTAATAATCTGATCCTAGAGGATGAGCAGGATTCCATAAATCATAATCAATTTCATCATCTGCTAAAGAAAATTGTGTAATTTTAAATTCATCTTTTCCACGCGCTAGCAATTCCCTACCTTTTTTAGTAAGTATAGCGTCTACGGTAATTGTACTATTGTTTAAATACCCCATATACTGTTTATATTTTTATATAAATATAATTTTTCTTAAAAACTTAAATTTATAATGATTTACTTTGAACTCCTGTCACTGACTGATCAATTGTAGTAATTTGGTTATTTGAAAATACTATTTGATTAGGATTAGTTTTAATTACCTTAACTACAGGCCCGCCATCTACAGTCGAAGGAGAATCAATATTAATTCCAGCGCCTGATAATTTAGATCCATTAAATTTAGAATTTAAGTGGCCTGTAGATTTGTTTAAATTAACTTCAGGATAATTTTGATATTGAAATTTAAGTGAGTCGATATGTACTCCATATCCGTATCCAACATAATAATCTGATAATATAATATCTGGTGTATAGCTAAAAAAAGAACTAGTGTAACTTCCATAACCTCCATAACCTCCAGAGTCGACAAGTATTGCTTGAATTAGTTGATTTAGACTATTATATACATATAAATAGTCAGGGTCTGTATCATACGCTCCTAAAAATGTTATTTGATAATTTCCAGGCCCGTTTGGTAAATTTATTGATGCTGATGTTCCGATGTAACTAGCAGTTATATTATTTATCGCGTCCATGTTTGTTGGTATATACGGCAATTTTCCATCTCGCAATTGAAGATCTATTCGACCGTGATTAATTATTCTATTTGAATTTCCATATGGAGCTGTTTTAGTTGATGTTGGATAATATGAACCTGATTCAGTTATTTTGTATTTACCTATATATCTATGTTGCGACCAATGTGTATCTAATATATTAACAGAAGATATTGTTGAAATTAATCCTTGTAAACTTTCATAATTACTGTAAACGTCTGGAGAATATGAAATTGCAGTCCCTTCAATTAAATTATATTCTGAAGCAATATTAAGTTGATATTTTTCAATGTATGCATTTTTAGATAAATCTTCAATTACAGGCTTATTAAGTAATTTAACTTTACTTCTTTCTAAAACGTTTGGTTCAATAACTAAACCTATTATTGAATTAGCTCTTTGAGGAAGAAGTTGTTTAATATACTTAAATAGCGTAAAATCGTATATTTGTAATGCTCTAAAATAAGCTTCAAAATCATTTCGATTGTCATATTTTTTCCAATATTGAATTGCAAAATTATTTAAATCTGTGTAATGATCGCTGTAAACGTCTCCGGGATTTCCAATGTAATCGTCAATTTCAAAATATCCTAATTGATTGAAAATATCTTCATTGATTGCAGTTTGCGGAGAAAAATAAACTCCTAATCGATTTGAATCGATTGAATATCTGTCGAATGATGATTTTTCAATTCGAGTTTTAGTATTTAATCTTTTATTAGAATCTAATGAAGCTGATTCAATTCGAACTTTATTTGTATATAAACTAGATCCTCCTAGAGAAGGAGATGGAGTGTAATACGTTTCTTCAAAAGCATCAAAAATAATTTGCGAACTAGATGAAATTTGATTAAAATAAATTGATCCTGTATTTATAGTTTGGTTAGGATGTGCTGAAATTTGATAATACTGCCCTGAACTACTTTGAATTTGTTGAGAAGTTAATGTAAATCGATTTAATAAATTTTTATATGCGGCATCTCCTTGAGACCCATTCGTATTATTAATTCTGTCAACATTGTATGTATATGATGAAGGAGACGCAGCATGCTCTTCTAACGAATTTGAATTAATTGAGCCAGACCATAATCGAATTTCTTGAAAATGTCCTATAAATTTATTTGAACCAGTAGCAAAATAAATGTTTTCGGAAGTTGTAAATAATCCAGACCCGGTGCTAAAAAATGAACTAGAATTGTATACAGTTTTTCCATATAACGATTTAACTACTTGCAAACTAGCTGATCTATTATGTAAATTAGTTAATGCAATTTGATGCCATGAATTATCAAATATTTCTAAATTATTTAAACTGCCACTTTGACCATTAACAGAATAAGTTAATGTACCTTGATTATCAGTCGACGTTTCTTTAGTTAAAGACAATGTACTTCCAGAAGTTCGTAATATTATGTAAGTAGACCCGGAAGTGTATGTAACAGAATCTTCAGTTTTAAATCGAAATTCTAAAACATCTGGATAAATTACATTGCTGTCTGCATTAATGTAAGATTTTGACGGAATTAATAAACTTCCTGAAATTGAATTCCATGCATAATGATATACGTTATGAACATATTCTGGATATTGATCATTATCAGTGAATGTTGAAGGTCCTCCATATTCTTTAATTGTTAAAATTGTTGAAGGTATTCCAAAGCATGCAAGAAGAGCTTTAATTGATCTAGAAGTTCCTTTTGATTTTAAAATGTAAGGTAAATTATTAACTAATCTTCTCCAAATTTCTTTTGTGTTAGTTTCATCTGATAGCGAATTAATTCCATTTACATCATTTTGAAGTGCGGTACCATTTTCATCAACACCTAAAGAATATCTCCATAATTCAGAAGAAGATTTTCCATTTAATAAATCAAAGCCCATTGACGATGCTACATGATGCAGTAAATCGTTTGGCATTCCATCTTTAGGATGTTCTTCTCGAGTATGAATTGTCGTTAAATTTTTAATATACGTCCATAAAATATCAAAATGCTGGGCTATCATATTAATAAACAATACGTATTGATCATCTTCAGAATCTTGAATGAAAGATGGTATAGTATTTTGAAGTTTATGTATATTAAATTTATCATATATTGAAGCAATATCTAGTAAATTATTAT